GCTCCAGGGTGTTGCCCCAGGCCATGGCCTCATTGCCGATGTCCGGGCGCTCCTTGCCGTCGATGGCGTTGATGCTGAACTGCAGCTCATCGTTGGGGTTGCTGTACTTGCTGAAGCCCATCAAGCCGGGCAGCCGGCTCGCGCTCATCTCTCTGTCGTCTGTCAGTTTGCCTGCCATGTTTCACTCCTTGTTGGTGGCCAGGGAATAGACGCTCACCACACGGGCGTGCGCCTGGGGATGGGCGGCCTCGGTATAGCCAACCCGCTTGAACTGCTTGGTGCGGAACACCGCGCCGAGCACCGATGGATGGACACCCGGCGGCACCTCAATGATGACCCGGATGTCGTTGATGGAGACCTGCCCCTGCTGCTTGCAGATGAGCACTGCCAGCGCCCGGCAGCGCTCCAGGAACTGGTGGTCTCGCTGCTCGAAGATGTCGAGCTGGCGCTCGCGCATGTCGCGGCCAGCGGCTGGGTTATGAGCCGGCATCGTTGCGCTCCTTGGCCTTCATCCGCTTGACTGTCTGCTGGGTCTTGAGCTCGGCCTCGCGCTCTGCCTTTGGCAGCCAGCCAAACTTGCGCCAAGTGCGCTCGATGTCGGTGCTGGCCGCGTTGATGTACTCAGCGCCCTGCAGCAGGGACTTGGTCGGGGTGGCGGCCTTGGTCATACCGGCATCCAGATGAGCAGGACAACGCAGGTCACGAACAGGATGGACACGGCGATCTTTTCGCCGAGGGTTTCTTCATGCATGGCTGATCTCCAGGTTGAGGCGTTTCAGAAGGTTGGAGGCCTGAGTCGGCCCCCAGGTCACATTGCCACGGGGTGTGGCCACACCGCGAGCCTCAAGGGCTGCAGCAATGTCTCTCAGGGTGCTGGCACCAGACCGGGCCAGGATGTCGCGCACGATAGGGCCAACGCGGTCAGCGTACTTGTCGGCCTTAGCGATCACAGACTGCACGCCGATGGCCGAGCCGATCTCTGGTGTGGGGCAGCCAAGTGTGCGGCCCTGGGCCTTGACCTGGGCCAGGGCGGCCTTGGTGCGCTCGCTGATCTTGCGTGCTTCCCACTCAGCGAACACGGCCATCATCTGCAAGAAGGTGCGGTCTGCCTCGGGCATGTCGGCGCAGACGAACGGCACGCCAGACTCCAGCAGGCCAGAGACAAAATGCACATTGCGCGCAAGGCGGTCGAGCTTGGCGATGACCAAGGTGGCCTTGGCCTTCTTGGCGGTGGCCAGGGCAGCCGCGAGCTGCTCGCGGTCATTCCTGCGGCCCGACTCGACCTCGGTGAACTCAGCCACCAGCTCGGCAGCGCCGATGTGCTTGATGACGGCGGCACGCTGGGCATCGAGGCCAAGGCCTGACTGGCCCTGGCGGTCGGTGGAAACGCGGAAGTAGGCGACAAACTTGGTCATGATCACAGCCCCATCGCAGTCAAAAGGGTTTCTTGCAGGCGGTCAATGGTGCTTGACCGGCCAAGCCAGATGCTGCCTTGGCTGACCCTAATCCCGGTTGCTGTTCTGTAGGTGTAAGCAACGACAACGCACCCGTTGCCAGGGAATACCGAGAAGTTGGGTTGCGCCTTGATGGCGTCGATCAGTTGTTTCTCTTGTGGGGTCATGTTGAACTCCTTGCGCTTCATCTGCGCGTTGAACATGGAAGGATTATGGCACGGTTTGTATATCGCTGTACAACCCCCAAAAGTTGACCCAGACTAGGGAATTACCCTAATCCTGCCAAAAATCTTTTGCCCAGGCGGCTGGAGCAATATCACCCAGATATACACTCGGCGCATGGACACACCTACACCCAAGCTCAAACCCTTCCTGATGCGCTTGCACCCGCACACCCGGCAACTGCTGGACAAGGCGGCTGCTGACCAGCACCGCAGCGTGTCATCTCTCATCGACCAGTGCGTGCGAGACCAGCTGCAGCCCCGCTACGGCGAGCTCCAGCCCCGGCTGCAGCGCTTCCTGTCGGGAGTGCGCCAGCCATGACCTACGCTGATGCGATCAGGCTGCTCGACCGGGTCAAGGACGGCGTGCAGTTCCCCGACGAGGTGGTGGCCGAGGCCTTGGCCATGACTGGCGAGCAGCAGCATGCGACCCAGGTGCCATGCCCTGAGATCGAGGAATTCGTCCAGGCGCTGCGCGAGGCGGGCCAGCTATGACAGAGTCCATCCTGGCGCTCGACCTGGGCACCACCACCGGCTGGGCCTGCCGGCCGCTGGACAACACCATCGTGCATGGCTGGGCCAGCTTCAAGCCGGGCCGCTACGAAGGCGGCGGCATGCGCTACCTGCGCTTCAAGCAGTGGCTGTCCGAGCTCAAGGGCACCCTGGGCGGCGAGCTGCAGGCGGTCTACTTTGAGGAGGTGCGCCGGCATGCCAGCACCGACTCGGCGCATGTCTACGGCGGCCTGATGGCCACCCTCACCGCTTGGTGCGAGCACCACCAGATCCCGTACCAGGGCGTGCCGGTGGGCACCATCAAGAAGCACGCTACCGGCAAGGGCAACGCCGACAAGCACTCAATGATCGAGGCCATGCAACTGCGTGGCCATCCCGTCACAGACGACAACGAAGCAGACGCGCTGGCGCTGCTGCACTGGGCACTGGAGGCCGACAGATGACTGACCGCGAACTGATGCAAGAGGCTTGGGAAACACTGAACCTAGTGCTGGCCCCATTCCCAGTGGACGACCAACGGTGCATGCGCGTGGCCAGGATGCTGGAGCAGAGGCTGAAGCAGCCAGCACCACCGCCAGAGTGCAATACCGAGCAGGAGAAGGCCGCGTTTGCTTTTGGCTGGTGGAAGGCCTTGGAGGCGCAGCGGTTGGCGCATCCAGACCCGATGCCCTTGTTCGACGATTGGCCTGGGGGCTGGGGTAAGTGCCCGCCATGCAACCAGCGCTGTGAGCAGGGCAGGAAGTGCCCGGCAAGGGGCAAGGCATGAGTCTGTCAGCGCATCAGGTCTTTATGCTCAAGCATTTTGCAATGGGCTGGAAGTTCAAGCTCAAGAACAACGTCAATGGCAGTTGGACGACTTACTGGTCGCTACGCCGCCGTGGCTTGGTTGACGCCGGCAGCGTGGTCACAGCCATGGGTCGCAAGGTGCTCGCCAAGGAGCTGACGCTGCAGGCCAAGCGCGGGGGCAAAGCATGACCGCGGCAAACATGAGTCGGGGAAGGGGAACGCCCTGGTACGGCAAGCTGATGACAGACACGCTGCCTAGCGAGGTCAAGAGCATCTGGTACAGCCGGGATGACGAGCTGCCAGAGCTGCCCCAGTACAAGTGGTCTTGGGAGTTGCAGGATGACATGGAGCAGGTCGAGCACCGCGAGCTGCTGACCAAGATCCTGGCTGACGCACCACTGACAGACCGGCAGTGGCTAGTGGTCGAGCTGGTGGTCATCGAGGAGTTCACGTTCAGAGAAGTCGGTCAACGCCTTGACCTCACGCAAGAGCGGGTGCGTCAGATCTATCTGCAGGCCATGCGCAAGCTGCGCCGGCATCAGTTTCAAGTCACCGGCACCCAGGCTTACAAGCTCGACTGCGAGGTGACAACTTGGAGACAGTGGAAGTGGGGCAAGGCATGATCGTGACCTATATCAAGCAGTTCCGGGATGACGACAGCGGCGAGATCATCGACGAACAGAACGCTGACAACGAGATCCGCTGGATGTACCGCGAGATCGAGCTGCTCAAGGCCACGTTGGAGATCGAGATGCAGGCGGTGGCCGACCTGCGCGAGCTGCTCGACGCCGTGCGCAAGATCGCCTTCGACATCAACGAGCAGCTTCTGAAGGGCGGACACTGACATGAACTGCCCTGTCTGCAAGGCCTGGGTGCTGGTCAAGGAATCCCGTCAGCGGCCCGACAACACCATGTACCGGCGCGTCGAGTGCGCCAATGGCCACCGCTTCGTGACCGAGGAGCGTGTGGTCAGAGTCATCAAACCAAAAGGCAAGCATGAAGGACATGTGGCGCTTCAGGAAGATCGAGCGAACGTATCCACGCGGGCCGGGCGACACCAAGATGCTTGAGATGGCCGAGGCACGCGAGCTGCTCACCACCTGGGAAGTGACCAGGAACAAAGCCGCGGTGGACAAGATGCTGGCCAGAACCAACCGCATCTACGGCAAGGGCGCGGAGGAGCGCATCCGCAGCTACATGAGATGGATTGCAAAGCATGAGCGCCTTGTCT